TGGTGTTCCACGGCCCCTTGAGCCAGACGTGCGTGCGGCCACCAGGCGTGCCGGAGTCGGTCGCGCTGCGCGGCACCACCACCGGGAATGTGATCCCGGCAGCCGTCATCGTCGCGGCCAGGGGCACGCCCTGCTTGAACGCAGACGACGTGGTGAAGTGCGTGCCGTCGCTGGTGTCGTAGTTCCCGTCGGGATCGAGGTGCCCGTTGTTGTCGTACATCACCTGTGAGGCGAAGCTGTACGTCGGAGTCGACAGATCGGAGAAGAGAATGCGGCCCGGATTGGCCAGCGAAAGCTCGTACAACTGCCGGTTGTAGGTCTTGCGCGGGGTGACGTCGTAGAGGGTGTACGTGGACGAATCCACATTGAGCGTCGTCGGCGCTCCAGACGTCGCGCACTTGCCGATCGCCTGCTCGTTCAGGCCGGTGGGGTTGCTGGCATACGAGCCGCCAAGGCTGGCTGTGCTGCCGACGAACGAGCAGGACGCCAGCACGACGTAGGCGTTGCCGCCAAGGCCATCCGCGCCGGTCAATCCGTCCAACAGCTTCTTCATGGAATTGGCTGTGTTGGTCGGGCTGCCGCCTGGCTTCATGTCGTTGATGCCCATGCGCACGATGCACAGCACCTGACGGCCGAGACCGTTGTAGTAGGTCGTCAGTTGCTTGGCGTAGGCAAGCTCGGCCGCCGACTCGGCAGAAAGATTGCCGGAGCCGTCGCCCACGAGCGCGCCCGGGTGGCCGAGGTTGGCCACGATGTCCATGCCACCGCCCATGATCGCGTTGGCGTGGTTCGTCGGGCCGCGCCACGAACGGCGCTCCATGTCGATGATGTCGCCGTTCGACAGAACCTGCGTGGTCGTTCCCGCGGTCGTCGAGTTCCAGCTCGGGGCGCCCTTGGCGTAGGTGTCGCTGGCGTTCGTGTGGATGCTGAAGCCAGTGGTCGTGGAGTCTTCGTAGTTGTTGCGCCCGATGACTTCGAACGACTTGTCCCCGACGTTGACGATCGACACGCGCGGCGTGCCGGGCATGGCCGTCGACCCAAGCGTGGAGGTGATCGGCGCGGTGATCCGGCCAGGGTGCGTCGTCCCGTCCCGCGTCAGCGTGGCCGTGCCGATCGCCAGCATCTGGTTTTCCTTGGCGGTGATCGAGTCACCGATCAGGATCACCGCCGGGTTCGACAGCGCCGGGAAGGTGGCGGCCCCGAACTTCTTGACGGCCCGGGCGCGTGCGTGGAGTGCTGGCCGCATCGCTTCAGCCCACCAGTGCGCGCCAGGTGTCCGTGCCCACCTTCTGAAGGAACGCGGTTTCGTACTGCGCGCTGATGGCGAGCGACCGCGCCGAGGGCTTGACGATCGTCACGCCCGAACCGGCCGCAATGGTCGTCGTCCCGGCGCCGCCCTGGGACACGCTGATGACCGTGTAGAGCGGGAAGGCGACCGACGAATTGGGCGGGATCGTCAGCGTGTTCGCGGCTGCGTTCGCCATGTCCACGCTGTTGCCGGCATCGCTGAGCGCCAGCGTGTAGCTCGTGCCGGTCTGAAAGTTGATCGGCTGCTGCAGGAGAGCCGGAGCGGTCGCCGTCAGCACCGTGGTGTTCGTGCCAGCCGCGCGTGTCACGTCGCCGGTAAGCGCGCCAGACTGCGCTGCCGGGACGTAGCCGCTGCCATCGAGCGAGGCCACGCCGTTTGCGGCGCCGACCTGGGCGGACGTGATGTTCTTCAGCCACGAGCTGCCATCGCTCTTGTAGAGAACGCCCGCGACCAGGGCGTCGCAGTCGACGTTGCTGGCTGCCGGATAGGCGGTCTGGAGCGCAGAGGTCGAGGCGAACGAGCCAAGGTAGCCGCCGCCGAGAATCACCTTGGTGAAGACGGTTCCGTTCCACAGCGCCATGTCGCCCGTCTGGAAGGTATTGCCGTCCAGCGTCGCGCCACCGGTGCCTGTGTAGATGAAGGCGTTCGAACCGAACGACGGAATCGGGTTCGTGCTCGAGACGAGCGCCGGCGTCGTCCCGTTCCAGTTGAGGGGGACGTTCTGCTTGGCCGCCAGGGCGCTCGCGCCATCCGTCAGGTCCGTGGTGGCCAACTTGCCCGTCATCTGGGCGGTCGGCACCTTGGTGTCGGAGCCGAGCGTGGCGACCCCGTTGGCGGCGCCCTTCTGCGTCGAGGGGATCGCCGCATTGGCCGTGGTTTGCGCCCCGCCCGCGGTGCTCAACGCGTTCGCGGCGTTGTTCAGCGCGGTGGTGATCGACGCCTGCATGCCGACGATGTCGATGGCGACATAGGCGGTGCCCGCCGCGTTGATGTACCGGATGATGTTGTCCGCCCCGACGAACAGCGCGCCGGCACCCAGCGCGATGTCGGCACTCGTGGGCGTGCCGGCCAGTTGAGGCGAGGTGCGGACGTTCAGGCGCTTGTAGGAAGCGGTGAGCGCAGTCCACGAGCTGGACCCGTCGCCGATGCGCAGGTGCCCGGTGTCCGTCTCGAGGCCGATCTCACCGAGAGCGAGCACCGGGTTGACCGTCGTCCAGTTCGCGGAGGTGTCGCGGCGGACTTGAATTTGGGTGAGGAGACTCATGGACTTCCCTCAGGCGGTGCCGCCGTCGATGGGTGGAAGGGTGTAGGTGCTGTTCGAGCTGCCGCCGCTCAGGGACTCGCCCAGATACGTCGACGAGGCAGTGCCGCCGTCGTAGGCGAGGACCGTCCCTGCGCCGTCAATGGGGCCACCGACGGCCGCATACGACAGGCCGATCGCGATGCAATTGATGCTGGTGCCGGCGTCGGCCGAGGTGACCGAGTACGACGAGCCCGTCGCGCCGCTGATCGGGACGCCGTTGCGTGTCCACTGGAAGCTGGTCGCAGCCCAGCCGGCCGCGAGCTGCGCGACCAGGGTGCCGCCCACCACAAAGTTGCCGGTGACCGACACAGGGGCGATGCCGCCCGCCACATAGGCGAGCGAGGCCTGGCCGGGGCCGTTGATCTTGACCGACTTGCCCAGGCCGCGAGCGATGTCCTTTTGCAGGGAAGTGATCGTCCCGGCCTTGACGGTGAGCACGTCGAAGACCACGTCCTCCAGGAACGTCACGCTCAGGTACTGGATCGGCGAGACGGGCATCTCTTCTCCGATCAGGCCGCGGCTTGGCCGGCTTCAGCGTCGGCGATCGCCTTGAGCAGGCGGGGCTCACCCCAGGTGCCCTTGACGTCGATGCCCAGCTCCCTCGCGCGCACGCGCAGCGCGTCGAGCTTGGCGACCTTCTGCGCGGCGGAGCCGGCGGGCTCGTCCTCGCTGTTGCCTTGTTCGCTGACCGGCTCGCTCGCCTCTTCCCACACGGTGGGAAACGAGAGCAGCTTGGAGGCGGCAACGGGGTCGGCGACCTCGTGCACATCGCCATTGCCCATCCAGACGATCCCGGTGGCGGCGACGTTGTCTTGCTTCACCGGCTTGATGCCGATGTATCGAATCTGGGTCATTTGCGCTCCAGAAAGAGGAGCGGCTCCCGAAGGAGCCGCCCAAAGCGCCTGCAAAGGCGCGGAGACAACAGCGAATTACTTCGGGCCGTTGGCGTTGCCGGAGACGATCGCCCAGAGCTTGCCGGCCGCGGCGAACGTGGCCGCCGAAGCCGTCAGCGTCAGGCGCACGATCACGTCCTCGTTGAAGGTGATCGGCTCGAAAGCGCAGACCAGCCGACCGCCGCCGCGCATGATCGTGGCGCCCGCCGCGGCGAAGTAGTTGTCGACCGCCGTCAGCGAGGACGTCGAATCGACCGCCAGGTAGCCCAGCTTGAACGCCAGCGTCGGGGTGCCGTTGGTGTCGAAGGCCGCGGACTGCACCGCCACGTTGGTGATCTCCAGCCCCGCGGGGATGTAGAAGTCGAACGTGTCGCCGCTGGCCGCAGCCGTCGGGACGCAGTAGTCGTTGATGTGGACAGCCAGGCCCTCGGCCTGCATGAACTTCGGCGCGTTGAAACGCACCGCCTTGGTGTTTGCCATGGTGGATTTCTCCGAAAGAGGTTGAGAGCGGGGCGACCGACGGCCGCCCCGTCAGTGCGTCAGACGCGGCGGCGGGTGACGGAGTCGATGACCATCACGCCGAAGTCGGTCGGCTCGGCCTGGCCCGTCTCGTTGGGCACGGAGAACCGCACCTTCTGCTCGGCGCCGATGATCTCGCCCGCGATCTCCAGGTTGCGGCCGAAGTTCTCGGAGTTCTCGAGCATCGTGTAGGGCGAGCCCGAACCGGTGTTCGCGCCGCCGGCCACGCCCAGCGCCTGCGCCGACAGGAACAGCGAGCGCGAGATCTGGTACGAGGCGGTGATGGCCGCGTTGACGGTGACCTGCGACTCCGTGGCCGTGTAGCGGTTGGCCTGCGACACGTAGTTGACGCTGGCGCCGGCCGAGAAGCGCACGCCCTGGCTCATCTTCTTGACCAGCACGCCGTTCCACAGCAGCGGGCCGCCGGCGAACAGCGGGTGCCGGGCCATGTCGCCGTACTTGGCGCGCTCGAGCGCCGCCGACTGCCACTGGCGGAAGTTGTTGCCCGTGGACTTGTCGGTCAGGATCGTGTCCCAGACCAGCGGGTCGACCATCAGGACGCCCTTGATCGGATCGTCACCCGCGGCAGGGTCGCCGGGGATCTTGATCGGGGCCATCTTGATCGTGACTTCGTCGAACAGCGCGGCCAGCTCGTCGATGTGCGACAGCAGGAGGATGTCCGTGTTGTCGATCGACGAGAGCTGCTGGCCGCCCTGCACCAGCGTGGAGCCGTCGCAGACGTAGTGCCGGTTGTAGGTCGGCGCCATCACCGGGTTGACCATCTGGCTGGCAAAGTCCGGATCGCTGGCCAGGGGCAGCACCCAATCGGAGCCGTCCATTTCGCCGCGGGCGCCGGCCATCTGGGTCAGCGCGCGCTGCCACAGGAACGCCGGGACGCTGCCGGCCAGTTGCGCCAGCGCGAGGGTGCGCAGGTCGAACTGCAGGCGCTTCTGCGTCATCTTGCCGCCGACCGACACGGGCAGGGTCGCCATGTCGATCTTGATGTCCTGCTGGCTGAACTTCATCGAAGCGCCCAGGCCCTCGGCGTTCTGGTCACCCATCACGGCGCGAACCTTGACGACTTGCGCGCAGTCCATGCGCACGGTTTCGCCAGCGGTCTTGTCCAGGTCGTTGATGCGCACGATCGGCATGCCGGTGTCCGACTGGCGGCGCAGGATGCCGGTGGCCTTGTCGATGGTCGGTGCGCCGGCGGACAGGGTCTTCAGCGGCGTGGGCGCCTTGACAGCCTGCGCATAGAGCATGTCGCTCCAGATCTTGGGGGCCAGGCCGGAGCCCGACGGAACTTGCGTGGTCATGGTGATACCTCAGAGGTTGAAAGCTGAAGTCACCCGAAGCGCGCGAGCGCGGCATGCATGTCCTCTTCGGACATGTTCATGATCTGCTCGAGGCTGGGGGCGCCTTCGGTCGTGGGTGCCGCACCGCCAGCGATGTCCGACAGCGTCGAGGGCTGGGCCCGGGGCGCTTTCGCAACAACTTCGGCGGGATCGCGGCGTGCGGTGGTGGCAGGCGCCGGCGCGGCGGCCGGCTTCTGAGGAGGCGTGGGAGCAGCGGGGGCGGATTCGCCGAGCTCGGCCTTCACGCGTCGCGCGCATTCGGCGAGGCGTTCGGTCAGCGGCTTGTCAGCCCACTTCGGGTGGTTCTTCAGCAGGGCATCGGTCTGCACGGCCAGGTTGAACGCCGTCTGGTCCGGGTCGTTCTGCATGTCCAGGAGATCGGGGATCTCGTCGATCGCGTCCTGAACAGCCGGGGGCTGCGTGGGCGGAACGAAGTCGGAGTCGGCAGGCGCCGGCGCGGGGGTCGCCTTCGGGAGTGCGGCCTTGATGGCGCGCGTCTCACGAAGGGCCTTGGCCACGACGGGCATGTCCTTCTCGAGTTCGGCGATTTCCTCGTCGGTGAGGCTCTCGTCCTTGGGCGTCGGGATCTGCTTGCGCGTCTCCTCGAGTTCCGCCTTCAGACGAGCCGCTTCCTCGCGGGCTCGCTGCTCGGCGCGACGCGACGCACGGAGTGCGGCACGGACATCGCCTTGCTTTTCCGCCGCCGGCGCAGGGGCCGGGGCTTCGGCGGTGGTGCCACCCTCGCCTTCGGTCTTCGCCGTCGTCGCTTCCTGGGTGCCTTGCGTCGCGCCTTCGGCCGGCTGCTCGCTCTGCGGTTTGTCTGCCGCGGCCTGCTGCTCGGCTTCCGTCGCTTCGTGCTGGCGGATGTGCTCGATTACCTTGGCGAAGTCGTCATCGCCGTAGTCCTGCTGGGTGGTCATTGCTCTTGGCTTCCTCAGTGCGCTGTGACGGGCGCGGCCCGAACGCAAAAAGCCCGCGTGATTGCTCAGGCGGGCTCGTGCGTGCCGTCCATGGATTCACGCGGCGGGGTCGGACGACGCCCTGCTGCGGCTGCCTCTGCGTACACGCTGCCCGGCGAGGCCGGTCGGGCAGCGGCTATGGGGTCAGGCGGCGGCTTCGGCCAGCGACTGGTTGATGAGGTCGGACTCCTGCGGCTGGTTGGCCGCGGGGTCGGCAGCGCCCGGGTACGGGTCGGCCGGCTGGGGGATGCCGCCGTGGAACTGGTGGGCGACGTCCAGATTGATCTGCGTCGCCTTGGACTTGGCGAGCTCGGCCTGCGCGGAGTCGAGGACAGCCTTGGCCTGGTCGTGCTGCGCGCTGGCGGCCAGCGCCTGCGTCTTGGCGGCTTGCTCCTGCGCCGCGGCGGCCGCCTGCTGGGTGGCGACCTGCTGTTGCTGCTGCTGCCAGGCCTGCGCACCAGCGCGATCGCCCGTGACCGGCAGACCCGCCATCCGGCGCATGTCGTCGGCAGCCTGCTTGCGGCCAGGGCCCAGGGTCGTGTTGTTCTCGACCCACATGGGCACGAGCACGGTGGCCTGGGGCGTTCCGGCAAGCGCGCGCACCATGTCGCCGATCTGCTGGCTGGCTTGCATCTGGTAGGCCGGCGATGCCGGAACCTCGGACAGGCCGACGTTCAGCTTCATGTCCTTGACCTGATTCATCGGCTTGGACTGATCGAGCGCAGGCTGCCCGGTGCGCGGATCCACCACCGGCTGGCCGTTCTGGTCGACCAGCGGCTCGAAGGTGTTCAGGACCACCACGCGGCGCGAGTCGCCGGCACCGATGGCGACCTGCATGTTCGGCTCCATGCAGTCCTCGGCGATCAGGTCGAGGAGCGCTTCGAACACGGTGTTGCGCGCCAGGCCGTAGTTGTCGTTGAGCTCGCCCATGGCGATCTGGCCCTGCTCCACGAGCGAGTTGATCGCGATGCCCGACGTGACGCCGGCGGGTGCGTTGCCGAGCTGAGTCGCGTAGACGCCCGGCACGTCCTGGATCAACTGCTTGGCGTCCTGCATCACCTCGAACTGCTCTTGCTGGAGCTGCATCGAGTTGCCGATCTTGATGCCGTCGTCACGCTTGCGGTTGGCGTTGGTGACCAATAGCATGTCCGGGCGCATGGCGTTCTCGGCCAGGTCGGCGATGTTGTTGTACTTGTCGTCGAGGGCATCCGAGTCGACCTGGATCTGCTGGGCCTTGAGCATCCACTGGATGCGCAGGCGCCGCTCGTTGTACTCGTCCTGGGGGTCGAGCATCCCGTGCACCAGCCCGTAGGGGGTGTTGTCCTGGTCGTCGCGGAAGGCGAAGAACGGGATGTAGGGAAAGTCGAGCTTGGTCGTCGCCACGTCCATGATCCGGAACGGGCCGGCGAACAGCGACATGCGCACCTGGTCGGTGACCTTCTTTTCGATCTGCACCGTGCCGCGCGACACCGCGGCGACGTGGTACGGGTTGTCTTCCTTGTACCGCACCCAGCGCGGGCCGATCCGGATCATGACGATCTCGGCTGGCACGCGGTACCAGACCTCGTAGAACTTCAGGCGCTGGCGGATGCCGTCCAGCCACTCGGAGCGGCGCACGCCGAAGTTCTGGCAGTCGTTGTAGGCCTGGTGAAAGCGCGTCTCGAACGAGAACTGGAAGTCGGCGATCGCGCCCTGCCAGTTGTTCATGGCCAGGTCGAACACGTCGGCGAACTGCGGCATGCTCGCCTTGGCCACGTCCAGGTCGACCCAGCGGGCGCGGCACAGCCAGCGGGCGTCGCGCAGCAGGATGTGCTTGGCGCGCCAGTCCCAGAAGATCTCGGAGCGGTGAACTTCCTGCACGCGGTACGGGAAGCGCCGCGGATCGGACACCCGGGAGACTTCGACCCAGCCGAGGCCGGCCGACACCTGCGAGGCATAGGCGTTGGAGATCGCCATGTCGGTCAGCGACTCGCGCTGCGCCTGCTTGAGCTTGACGCTCATCACGTCGCAGACGTCGGCCCACCGGTCGTCGTCGGGCTCCAGGTGCGCGTCGCGGCGGTTCTTGGCCTCGGCGCCCAGCACGCTGCGGATCGTGCGGCCGATCAGGTTGGTGACCCGCGGCACGAGCTTGTTCTTCTCGGCCCACAGACGCTGCTCGGCCGAGAGCTGCTTGCCGTCGACGTAGGCGCAGCACAGGTCAGCCGTCGACCGCCAAGCCGGCTGCTGCTCGCAGTCGGCCAGCATGCGCTCGAGCTGCCGGAGCGAATAGCCGCCCTTCGCCCGGTCACGATAGGTGTCGACGGCACCCTCGTTGCGGACGGTTTGGACGGGATTCATGCTCATGGGCGTTGCTCTCTCAGTTCAGGCCGCGCAGGCGGCGGAATTTCTCGGCGTCGGGGCCGTGGCTGACGGTCGCCAGGTCGAGCCCGGAGACGATCAGATAGCGCATCGCGTCCATCGCGTGGTCTTTTTCCTTGACCACATGGCCCTTCTCGTCGCGCCGATAGATCCGGTATTCGCTGAGAAGCGGCTTCAGGCTGCGGAACACCTTGAGCCGGCCGGTGGCCAGGCGCTGGTGCACCTCGTACAGGCCCGACTCGCGCGAGTTGTCGGCGCAGGTCAGCTTCAGGCCCAAGGTCGTGTAGATCTCGAGCAGTTGCTCGCCGTCCTTCTGGCTGCGGCCGCGGCTGGCCGGGTCGATCGTTCCCGGGATCCATTCGCCGCGCCCGCGGATGCCGGCGACGTGCGTGCTGGGCTCCTGCTGGCCTTGGTAGTGCAGCGAGTACAGGTAGACGATGTCCGAGTCGCGGTCGATCGCGCCGAACACCGCCGCCGTGCAGTTCCAACCCACGTCCAGGCCATAGGCGCGCGGCCAGTGCTTGGGGATTTCGAAGTCGTCCACCACGATCGCGTCTTCCGGGATCGGGTAGATGACGCCGGAACCCAGCGTCGGAATGCCCTTCGATCGCGAATCGCGCAGGTGCGGCTCGCAGTTGGCGAGCATCCGCACCTTCTGCGTCTCGCTCAAGTGTGGGACGTCGTCCCAGCCGGCCATCACCAGCGCCACGTCGGCCGAGCGCTTGACCCGGTCCTGTGGGATCTCCGCGTCGGCCCCGAGGTAGACCAGCACCGTCGGCGTCAGGCCGCGCAGCGGCGTGTACGTCTCCATCAGCAGGCCGTCGGTGGTCATCAGGCGCAGCGCGCACTCCGCGCGGATGCCTTCGTTAGACTCCTCGTCCAGCCAGACGACGTGCTTCTCCGTGCCCTGAAACGCCTTGCGGCCCTGGTCGTAGGACTTGAAGCCCAGCCGCGACAGGCCGCCCGACACATGCTTGACGGTGATGTAGTCGAGCGAGCCGTTGCCGTACATGCGCTTGACCATCTGCACCAGATCGTCGCCCGGGATCAGGCCGGTGCCTGGCGCCTCCATCGGCCCGACCAGTTTGTTCTGGATGATGTCGCGCACCGTCTCGGAGGTGTCGCCGGCCGCCCACGCGTCAATCGGATGGTCGAACCGATGTCCCTCCCACCACGCCGGATAGCGCCCGGTGAGGTGGCAGACCATTTCGAAGCCGCCGCCGCCTTCGGTCTTGCCGACCCGGTTGGCGGCCATGAAACACCGGGTCTTGTGGGTGGCCCCAAGCCGGAAGAACTCGAGGTGTTGCTGGTAGAGCTCGCGACGCAGCGGGCCCGTGTCCGGGAAGTAGGTGTAGAACTTGCGGCGGGCGACTCGGCGCTCTCGTTCTTCGAGAAGCGCCAGGTAGTCAGTGTTCCGTGCGCGGCGCAGCGCGGGATTCGAGTTCACGGATTCGCTTCTCGATGTC